ACTATCCGTAAGACTGCTGAGATGTTCTTAATGAAGGGTAATCAAAACAATTCAACATTAGAACACCAATTACCACTTAACGGATTATCACTTGTCGAGTCTTGGATTGTAGAAGATGAGGATAAGGATAAGAGCAGAGTATATGATATGAATGTACCTGTGGGTACTTGGATGGGTGCGGTAAAAGTAAATAACGAAGAGGTATGGAACGACTATGTAAAGACAGGTCGAGTAAAAGGATTTTCGATTGAAGGATACTTTGCTGATAAGATGCCAAGACCTCAAGAAAGTATAGAAGAAACTCTAAGCAAGATCGAGGAAGAGGAAGCAGATACTTTACTATCTACTATCAAAGCTATCATCAAAGGAGATAAGCGAGTAAAGGGTGGTAAGCGTACAGAGTTAGAATCTTACTCAGATTATCCAAGCGGTGTTAAAAATAACGCTAAGAGAGGTATCGAACTAAACGAGAAGAATAATAACAAATGTGCTACACAAGTAGGTAAGATCAGAGCAAGACAACTTGCAAAGGGTGAGCCTATCTCAGTAGAAACTATTAAGAGAATGTACTCTTACTTATCAAGAGCAGAGGAATACTATGATGAAGGGGATACAAGTGCTTGTGGCACTATTTCGTATTTACTATGGGGTGGCAAAGCGGGACTTAGATGGTCGGCTTCTAAATTAAAAGAATTAGGAGAATTAGAACTTGTTTCTCAAGTAGTAAATGACCAATTAGCAATTATAGATGATAGGTTAGCTTATGCAACAAAAGACTTAGCAGCTCAAGCATCAAAAGATATTGGATGTGTAGGTTATCACGAACACGAATACGAAGGTAAGATATGGTATATGCCTTGTCAAGAGCATAACTTAAAGAAACCTTGTCAAGCAGGATACGAGATGATAGGAATGAAAAGAAAGAACGGAAGATTAGTACCTAACTGTGTTCCTATTAAATAATGCCTAAGAAGACGGTATATATAAAGGTTAAGAAAACCAAGAAGCACGGAGTACAGGCTAAAACCAAGATGAGTAAGTCTAAGACTTCAAAAAACTATAAGAAAAAATACAGAGGACAAGGTAGATGAAAGAAAATAAGACACCAAGTTATTCAAGCCCTAAAAACTCATCAAGAGCGTGTTTATGTTGGGATAAGAACACTTACTCAAGAAAATGCTGCGATGGCTCATTAAGAGCACAAGGTATCGGTAGAACAAGAGGAACTGAATAATGAAAATGCAAAACGAAAATCACTAATCGTTATATAAATATGAAACCAACAGAAATGCTAAATCAAATCAAAAATGTATTAGGCATTGAGTTATCTGCTGAGGTAGAAGAAGTGAAAGCTGAAGAAACCAAAGTAGAGTTGGCTCAAATGTCTTTAGAGAATGGTACTGTTATTGAAGCAGAAGAGTTTGCACCTGAAAAAGAGGTATTCATTATTACAGAAGAGGATAAGATCGCTCTTCCTGTAGGTGAGTACTCTATGGAGGATGGTCGAATTCTTGTTGTAGAAGAAGAAGGTATCATTAAGGAAATTAAGTCTGCGGAAGCAGAGGAAGAAGAAGCCCCTGAAGTAGAAGTAGAAGCTGCTGAGGAGGAAGAGAAAGAAGAGATGGGTTATGTAAAGAAAGAGGAATTTGCAGAAGCTATGGAAGAAGTTAAGTCAATGATAGACGAGATTCGTGTTATTGTTGATGAGGCTAAGGCTCAAGAAGAAATGGCTAAGCAAGTAAAAGAAGAATTATCTGCTACTCCTGCTGCTGCACCTCTTAAACACAATCCTGAGGCTCAAGTACAAAAAGAGATGTTTAATATCTCAAACAAGAAACAAGGCTCTACACGAGATAGAGTATTATCAAAAATTGCAAATCTAAAATAAATCAATAAAAAATGGCTACAACTACATCAATCACTACTACTTACGCAGGTGAGTTTGCAGGAAAATATATCGCTGCTGCACTTTTAAGTGGTAAAACTATCGAAGATGGAGCAATCGAAGTAAAACCTAATGTAAAATACAAAGAGGTTATCAAGAAGGTTGCTACCGATGCTAATGTTATTAAAGATGCTACTTGCGACTTTACTGACACTGCAACTGTAACTCTAACTGAGAGAATACTTCAACCTGAAGAGTTCCAAGTAAACTTAGAGTTCTGTAAGAAAGACTTCCGCTCAGATTGGGAAGCAGTACAAATGGGATATTCTGCATTTGACAACCTACCTCCTTCATTCTCTGACTTCATCATCGCTCATACTGCGGGATTAGTTGCTGAGAAGACTGAGCAAAACATTTGGGGTGGAGTAAACGCTACTGCAGGTGAGTTTGACGGATTCACAGTTCTTATGGCTGCTGACTCTGATGTAAACGATGCTGCTAACGGTTCTGAAACTTCTTTTGACTCTTCTAACATCATTACTCTATTAGGAAATGTAGTAGATGCACTTCCTTCTGCTGTAATCGGTAAAGAAGACCTTACTATCTATGTACCAACAGTTGCTTATCAAGCGTATGTTCGTGCTTTAGGTGGATTCGGAGCTTCAGGTCTTGGTGCTGCGGGTATCAACGCACAAGGTACTCAATGGTTCAACAATGGTAACGCTCTTTCTTTTGAGGGTATCAAAGTTCAACTTGCTTCAGGTATGCCAACTGACCACATCGTAGCAGGACAAAAATCTAACCTATACTTCGGTACAGGATTACTTTCTGACCACAACGAAGTTAAACTACTTGATATGGCTGATCTTGATGGTTCGCAAAATGTACGAGTAGTAATGCGATTTACTGCAGGTGTACAATATGGTATCGGTTCTGACCTTGCCTTATTAACTCTTGCTTAATAAACTGAATAACTAACTCTAAGAGGGTAGGTAAGCCTTAATAAGCCTACCTGCCCTTTTTTAATAAATAAAAATATGGCTTGTTCTTTATCACTTACAGGAAGACAGTACCCTTGTGCAAAAGCGGTTGGAGGTCTTAAAAAGATTTTCTTTGCAGCTTTCGTAGAGGGTGGTCTTACTATCACGGCAGGAGCAGTAGATGGTACATGGTACGGGTATGACCTAAGAGGTGCATCATCTGTAGAAACCGCTATCAATGGCTCTCGTGAAAATAACTCTATTTTCTATACGCAAACGGTAAACATTCAATTACCACTTCTTGATGATGATACTCAAGATGAAATCAAATTATTAGCTGCTGCAAGACCTCACATTGTAGTTGAGGATTATAACGGTCAGCAAATGGTTGTAGGACTTGAACACGGTGCAGACCTTACAGGAGGTTCACTTGCGACAGGTGCTAACTTAGGAGATTACTCAGGATTCACTTTGACTTTTGAGGCTCTTGAGAAAAACCCACCATCGTTCTTAACTACTGCTGTTACTGATTCTGCTTCTTCACCAATCGCTCCTGCGGTTAGTGCAGTATAATAATCTTTGACATAAGGATAATTAAGGGGGCTATTAAGCCCCTTTTTTTATGTCCCTATGCAAATAATACAATTTGATTCGTTATATAAGTATGAAAGTCTTAACAACAAGTACAGATGCACAAAGTATCTCAATTATTCCGAGAAGCTATGCATCTACGATTACTATAAAACTAAGAGATGAATCTACTAATGAGGTAACTACTTATTTGGATGTTGCAACAACTACAGATAAGGGTTATCTTACTTTTTCTAATGCATACGCTCTAACAGAGAATGTATTTTATGAACTAACAATTTTAGAAGGTTCAAGCGTTATATATAAAGATAAGATATTCTGTACAGATCAAACAATTAGTGAATACTCTGTAAACGATGGAGAATACACTACAGAAGATTCTTACGATAATGATTACATTATAATATGAGCAGACACGCACACAAAACGAAGGTACATAACGATTTAAGAGTCGTAAATTTTAGCACTTACACATCACCTAAGATTACAGAGCAAAAAAATCGTGATTGGGTAAATTACGGGGAGGACAATGATTACTATCAGTATTTAATTGATAGATACAATGGTTCTGCAACTAACAACGCAATTATCACTGGTATCTCAGAGATGATATACGGAAAAGGGTTAGATGCTACCGACTCAGATAGAAAACCTGATGGATACGCACAAATGAAGTCTTTATTTAATAAGGACTGCGTTCGTAAGTTAGCGTATGATTTAAAACTTATGGGTGGTGCTGCTATGCAAGTAATCTACTCTAAAGATCACTCTAAGATTGTACAAGTAGAACACTTCCCTGTCGAAACACTAAGAGCAGAGAAATGTAACGAGGATGGAGATATTGAGGGATATTACTACATGGCTGATTGGACTAAGATTAAGCCATCAGATAAACCTCAGCGTATTCCTGCATTTGGTTACTCTAAAGAGGGTGTAGAGATATTATTTATCAAGCCTTACCGAGCAGGATTCTATTACTACTCACCTGTAGATTATCAAGGAGGGTTACAATACGCAGAGTTAGAAGAGGAGATATCAAATTATCACCTAAACAACATAATGAACGGACTTGCTCCTTCAATGCTTATTAACTTCAATAACGGAGTACCTAATGAGGAGGAGCGTACTTTGATCGAGCAAAGAATTTATCAGAAGTTCTCAGGTTCATCTAATGCAGGTAAGTTCATCTTAGCATTTAACGATAATTCAGAATCAGCAGCTTCTATTGAGCCTGTTCAACTAAGTGATGCACATAATCAGTACCAATTCCTAAGTGATGAGAGTATGCGTAAGATTATGGTATCTCACAGAGTAGTTTCTCCTATGCTTTTAGGTATTAAAGACCAAACAGGACTTGGAAACAACGCAGAGGAGTTAAAGACGGCTTCTACCTTGATGGATAACACGGTTATTAGACCGTTTCAGACACTTTTAATAGATGCCTTTGAGAAAGTATTAGCTTACAATAATATCACGCTTAGATTGTACTTTAAAACGCTTCAGCCACTTGAGTTTACAGAGCTTGATAATGCGATGACTAAAGAGCAGGTAGAGGAGGAAACAGGAGTAAAGATGTCTAAGGAAGAACTTAACGATACTTCTGATGAACACTTAGAAAAAATCTTTGAGGCTTTAGATGAGTTAGGAGAAGAAGAGGATTTAGATAATTGGGAGCTTGTAGATGAGCGACCTGTAGATTACGGACAAGAAGAAGCCTTAGATAAGATGTTAGGACTTGCGAGTACAGGTAGAGCGATTCCTAATGCAAAGTCAGAGCAAGATGAGGAAGTTGATGGAGTACAATTCAAGGTACGATACCAATACGCTCCTTTAACTACTAAGGCTAACTCAAGAGAGTTCTGTAAGAAGATGGTCAATGCTAAAAAGATATATCGCAAAGAGGATATTGAAAAGATGGGTAGTCAAGCCGTAAATGCAGGATTTGGATTAGGTGGAGCTGCAACATACGATATATGGCTATATAAAGGCGGTGCTAATTGTCATCACTTTTGGATGCGTAAAACCTATATGGCTAAAGGTGGAAGACCTGATGTGAGAAGTCCAAAAGCAGAAGTGAGTGTAAATAAGGCAAGAAAAGAAGGTTTAACACCTGAAGTAAATGACCCTTTAGTAGCTAAAAGACCTATTGATATGCCCAATAACGGATATGCAAACCCAAGATAAGATATGGCAACAGCATTATTTATAAAAAGACAAGACTTAGTTAAGAATAGTATCTTAGATGGAAATGTAGATACGGATAAGTTTATTCAGTACATTAAGAT